CAATTACCCCGACTGGCGGCGAAAGGAGCTCCAGGTTCAATGGGATGGCGTAGGGAGCATGTGGGATCCAGATAAATCCCACCGATACTTCAGATGCAGTTCCTTCGCGAAAGATGAGGACTATCCAACCTACAAGCACAGCCGCGCGATAAACTCCCGCAGTGATCAATTTAAGTGTGCTGTAGGACCCATCTTTAAGCTAATAGAAGAGCAGGTGTACAAACACGAGGCCTTCATTAAGCACGTTCCCGTAGCCGATAGGCCTGACTACATCATGAGCCTACTACACCGTGAAGGAGCAAAATACTTTGCAACAGATTATAGCTCGTTTGAAGCTCTGTTTACAAAGGAGTTGATGGAGGCGTGCGAGTTCGAGCTCTACGCATACATGACACAACACCTACCTACAGGAGGTGATTTCATGCGCCTAGTACGTGAAGTGCTGGGTGGCCTCAATTTGTGTGTCTTTAAGGACTTTAGAGTGATGGTAGAAGCCACTCGGATGTCTGGTGAGATGTGCACGTCTTTGGGCAATGGGTTTTCAAATCTAATGCTCATGCACTTCATTTGTCGAAAGTGTTGTTGCAGGAAAGTACGTGGGGTGGTTGAAGGAGACGATGGTCTCTTTACCATGGTTGGGACTCCCCCAACCAAAGAGGATTTTGCCCGAATGGGCTTGATCATTAAAGCCGAGGTGCATGACACAATCTCGACTGCATCCTTCTGTGGCTTGATATTTGATCCTGAGGATCGTATCAATGTCACAGATCCACGGAAGGTTTTGAATAATTTTTCGTGGATACAACGCACATATGCGAGTGTGCGCTCATTCAAGTTGAGAGGCTTGTTGAGATGTAAGGCTCTTTCCCTAGCATATCAGTATCCCGGCTGCCCCATAATAGCTGCTTTGGGCCATTTTGGAATTCGTGTTACGGAATCCATTGGCAAGCGCAATTTTGTGGAGCAGATTAACCGACAAGGCTGGTTGACGATGTATGAGAGAGATCGTCTTCTTAGCGCCATGCATAAGGGGCACATACCCTTCAAGAAACCTAGATGGAACACCAGGTTGCTTGTCGAAAGAATGTATGGAATATCCGTCCAAGCTCAAGAGGAGCTTGAGGCCTACTTGGGCAGTTTGTCTGCCATCCAGGTTCTTGACCATGAGGTACTCGATGAGATCATTCCCCCGTTGTGGAGGTCTCATGCCCAGGAGTATTCTTTTGTTGCTGGTCGCCTGGATAGGGATTTAGTTTTTCCCGTTCAAGTTTGGGCTCCACTTCCTGGTCTTAAGGTTGAGTGGAACGAGGAGGATGCTCCGATTAGCTTAAGCAATCGAAGACTTTGGAGCTCAGTAGAAAAGCTCTACGGTCCTACAGCCACTATCGCTAGTGGTGTTCAGGGGACTAAGCGCCGGATCCCAGTACCTGCGA